GGGTGATGTCTTCAGTTATCTGTTTCAATTGGCACATATGCTGGATGTTGACCTAGATAAAATGTGGGAAGAGCACCGTTTTAAAATGAAGACTAAAAAATATAATCTGAAGTAAAAGTAACTATGAGCCAACATATGCTCAATGACGAAGATGCCATCAATGATGTGAATCCATTTGTCTCACGCGATTTCTCCCTTCCAGGAGGTGTAAGACAAACTGGTGATTATGAAGATTTTACAGAATTGAGATTTGAACCAGGTATTCCCCAAAAGGAAAAGAGTGTTTACTGTGATTTCGGTCTTTGTGTGGAATCTGTGGGTGAATGTTCTTTATCTAGACCTCTCCATCCAAGAAGAAACATCGATGTAGGATATACGAAAAATGATCGCACTTTTACACAAATAGCCGAAAAGGTTGTTGTTGGTGTTTCTAAAAATCCAAGATTTTCTATTGTGGGTGCGTCACTTCTTCTTTTATTTATATTCCTAATTCTATACTACGCAAGACGTTAAAAAAATATTCAAGTCTTGTTTCATTAGTAGTTCTTTCAACTAAATCCAAAAGAGCATTTTCACAAAAACTCTTAATAAACTCTCTCTGCCAAGCACTCTTTACATTAACATGTGGTGGTTGGAATGTGGGATCCAAAATCTTAGAAGCATGCGCTGTGCGAATGTATGTATTTATGTATTGTTTATCTGCAATTATGTTTTCAATTGCTATTTGTGCCATTTTTTGTCTAACTTCAAGTGTTTTTTCGCACATAATGTCAAGGAACTTTTCATATGGGATTGATTGTGTTTTAGACTTCAGAATGACCCAATCAGCAAGGGGTTTTGTATTTATGTAATCTATATAAGTTTCGTAGCCCTTTCCGTAGACAAATCGTTCGTATTCGATCTCCACATAATCCAGACCAGAATCAATGTCATAGACGGCCTTGGCCGACTTGACGAAAGATGTCATTTGGTTTGATATTGTCCTAATTCTCTAAGTGGTTACCTAAGTCGTGATTGACTACTTAAAAGTCAGATAAAGACGACAAACCCTATATAAAAGAGTAAAATGTATTCGGTTATTGCCAACAATAGCTTCTCCTACCTCCTCACTCTTGATGAGTTTAGGAAGGAGCTTCCCGAAGAAATAAGACCTTCTTGGATAAAGATTACAACAATCACTATGGTCTCAAGCTTTGCCCAAGAGATTGATATTAAAAAACTTCGTGGTATTTTTGAGAAATTGGGATCATTTAAATTGAAAAGATCTGGAACTTTAAGTGGTGGGTTTGAATGGAAATTAAAACCAACAACTTTTTATAACCAGGTTACATTAACATATCACGACACTTATAGTACCAAATCTGTCAAGGTTTTCCCGAATGGTTCTATTCAAGTTGCTGGATGCTGTGACCTCTTTGATTGTAAGAGGATTATTACCCAATTGATCTACATTTTCAAGACTTTCTTGGGTATGGAGATGCAAATACCAATTGATTCTTTTCGGGTTGTTATGATCAACTCAAACTTTAGTCTCAACTACAACATCAACCTTATCAAGGTGGCGCAACACTTTGAGAGATATCCAGATATTTTTAAGGTTTCTTTTGAACCAGACAGGTACTCCGCTGTTAAGATCAAGTTTCAGCCAGCTCGAGATATGAAAGAGATTACCACAAGTATCTTCTCAACTGGTAAGATTATCATCACTGGCGCAGAGACACTCAAGGAGATTGCCTTTGGGTACAACATCATCAATCAGCACATCAACGATGATCCACACATTCGTGTATCACCCACAGAAGAGAAGGATGTTTTTGATATATTTTTAGGACACAAATGCGAACCAATGGTGGAATTTCTCAGAAAGAGAGGGTTCAACTCTTGGCTCCAGACGATTACGAATAGGCAAATTAACTTCTAATTTTATTTTATAATAAAGATGATTCCAGGTGACCTAATTCCTATTTTAATGTTAATAATCGCGCTCGTATTGACGTTTGTCGTTGGTATGAAAATTATGAAGGGTGGTAAAAAGGAAAAATACTCTCGTATGTATTAAATTAATTTCTAATGTTAAATTAATACAAAATGTCTCAACGACTTGGAATGGCAGACGGACGATGCTTCACCATCCACTCCTCAGCGCAATTGACTAACAACTATTTGATGAAACAAAATGGTATTAGCTTTGAAGACAACTACTCTTACCGCCAAGCTCTCCAAAAGCAAGGTCCAGAGCTTCTCAACAAGATTCAAGAACAATCCCGTGCCACATGTGATCCATGTGACCGATACACCGATATGTCCAAGATTTATTAGATGACTGAGCTAAATTCCCGTAAAAACTTTAAAACCATACTCTAGAATGTCACAATGTGCCATATGTCTCAATGAGGTAAGGTCAACGAGGACTAATCCCCCAATCCGTTGCGGACATATGTTTCATTCCCACTGTCTAGAGGAATGGAAAAGTAAAGGTAAGAATACTTGTCCAATTTGTAGAAAGATATTTGACGTTTCAAAATTTAAGGTTGTAGTTACAATACAGAACAACTACACAGCAGCTTCAAACTCTGTGTCGTTGGGGAGTCAATCTGTGTTTAACGTAATGGATCTTTTTGATATATCATTTGATATTGAAAATGATTTGGATTTAGACAGTCTTTTAGCGGATCTTGGGATGAGTCTTACCGACTTTGATACCCTTGTCCTTGACGCAGAATGAGCTACAGTAGCGTTCATAGTTTAGCCCCGGATAGTTTCTATCCGCCTTTCGGGGGTCTTTGATGACCTTGCCAGACGCATCAGTCAGAAGTGGTCCAGTAGCCCAACCTCTCTTGTGACTGAAGATATTGGCTTTGAAAACTATACGTCTATTTGGACCAAATTTACCAGCCTGTTTAACTCTGGAGAGTGGAACTTTGAAGAATTTGGCTACAGACTCTTGGGTATCACCAGGTTTAATACGGTATTCTACGATACTGTGTTGAACATAGAAATGGAAATCACCTTGACGAATGTAGTTAGTTGGTCTTCCAGGACAAACAAACATCATAACTTTGTAATAACCCTTCTTACATTTTTCATTTGGCTTAGCCTTGTAAATCTTTGTAGGATTATCTGAAATAACGCGCTTTGGAAGACCTTTGCAATGTGTGTAGTTGTGATTCATATTTGAAAGACCCGAACGATCACCAGGAATTGACTTTTGCCATCTGTACGCTTCGTAATCACCTACAGCATACGCGTAGCAGTTGTTGTTACCAATACCAGTGGCTGTACCCCATCGCTTGGTGGTAAATTTTCTTTCAGAACCACTCACTGGAAGTTCTTTCATTTGTAATCTGTCTAGAAAAAAATATAGCTATCTAATAAAAATGATCAAGGAAGTCGCCCAATCTCAAACCAAGTCTGACATGCTCACCGAGCTTCTCGTCTTCATCCTCAACATTCTTATCGCGACTTTCGTCCTCCGATTTGCTTGGAACAGATCCCTCGTTCCACACATCACCGCACTCAAGCCACTTGAGACAATGCTTGATGCTTTCATCCTTGCTCTCTCCTTGAGCGTTGTGCGGGGACTTTAGATTTCATTGTAACCGATGATATTTTCGCCATTGGGGCTAACAAGGGTTGGGAAGGCTTCCATACCCGAACAACCCTCCTTTTCACAATCTACAAATTTGAATGACTTTCCATTCTTCTTCATGTAGTCTAACTGTTTACGAGTCCATCCACATCCCATGGTCCCGTAAATAGTCCATTGTTCTCCATTTGAAACGGAGGTACTAACAGTCACATCAAGGCGTCGCTTTCCTGTTTGGAAAAGAATAAAGAGGGCGACGGCGGCGATGAGAGCAATTATTATCATTTGTTGACGACGCATGTTGTATAGTATACGATTACATATTTTTTATGAACCTACACATTTGTTCTTTAGTTAATTTGGGATCTAACTTGAACATCTTCGCGAGATCTTCCTTTTTGTAGAGGCGACACTTGCGCTTGTCAATCTTGAGGTCACCATTTTTGTTGATGAAGACCTTGGGACGTTGTGCGGGTGTAAACACTTTCTTCACCTTTTCAACTATGGGTGCAATGCGCTTTTCGATTTCTCGCACTTGGTTCATCACAGATGGATCACGTTTCGCGAGACCGGGTCTCTTTAGTGGGACCTTCTTCTTTTCAGCATCCTTCTGAAGCACAGCTCGTGCGCGACGGATAGCACTCGAGGTGCCAATCTTCTTTGGTACCGGTGCGGGCATCACCAGCTTCTTTGGTATTCTCTCCTTCCCTTGAAGGAATGGATGCTTTAGGATGTCATCGTAGGTTGGGAGATCTTCATGTTTCTTGAGACGAAGACGAAATGATTTAACGTCCGAACTTTCTCGGATGAGATAACGAGCTGGAAAGAGATCTCTAATGAATTGTTTGACAGGTAATGACTTTGAATAATTGTACACAATATTGAGAAAGTAGTGCGCATCATACATATAGTGTGACTTTGTGGATATCCCCGCATTATTCGCAAAATGCTTATTGTACACGGGATTTTTAACACCTTCTATCGTTGCGAGACCAAAGTCAATCATTACGGGTACGTTACCCTCCATCACCATGATGTTGTTCCAATGAAGATCGTGGTGTCTAAACTTGGGATACTTTTCGTGGATTTTCTTGAGGTTTCCGATGACTTGTGAAATTACTTTTCTGTACGCGATCGCACTTGGTTGAGATTTAATCCAGTCTTCGAGTGATTGACCCTTGATGTATTCAAAATAAAGAATATCCTTATTACCACACGATTTGAAGTGATACATACGGGGAACGCCCATACCCCCAAGCTTCTGTGCGATACGATATTCCATCTTGGCGGATGCCTCGTTTGTAATCTTTATGGCAATCCGTGTTTTACAGGCGTCATCAAGGCATCCATAGAATACCGCACCATATTGTCCCGTCCCAAGCATCCTGAGTTCCCCCCCCTTTTCAATTTTAATTCCAGTATTTGAGAACATTTCTTGTTTTGGGTCACACGCCTTTGTACCTCTCAAAAACTTTTTGACTTCTTCACCGACCGCGTTCTTCTGGGCATCGGTCTTGGCGTTATTGGCAATATGGACGAGGTCTGCGAGTTTGGCCATACTTATTACATACTAACAAAATTTTCATCATACCACCTGACTACGGGATTATCTTCGTCA